CGGAGAAGAGATTCGCGTGGCCGGACGTTGCGTGGCCCACCGTCCGGGCCGTGATCACGAGGTACGGCTCGCCAACAACGTCGTCATTGTTAAAGGAGAGTTCGCCCCATCTGGAGGCAGTGTGAAGTACCCGCAGGTCGGGGAATGCGACGACGTGATATTGGAGATTCGTGACTTGCCCGCGACTGCGCTTGACCTATTGGACAAGTCCAAATACGAGCTGATTGACGGCTCCCCGCTCATAGCGCTCAGGACGGAACGCCAGCGGCTCATGGAGCGTATAGCCGATATCGACCGTCAACTGGCGAAGGTAGAAGCATGACTGGTATTCTGCCTTTGGTGCGTAACCTGTTGACTCGCCCGGATGCCGAAGCTCTGGCCGAGGAGTATCTGGCGACTGCACCTGATGCCAGTCGCGGCAAGTACAGGCGCATTATGGAGAAATGGTTCGAATGGTGCGCCATATATGAGTTGAAACCGTTGGACGTCAAAAGGGTGCATATCGAAATGTACGGTACCTGGCTGAGAAGCCAAGGACTGTCGAAAGGCACCCTCAAAACCGTGTATTCAACGATCTGCTCGTATTACAGGTACCTCTACGAGGAGGGGTATCTTGACCGGAACCCCGGATTGCATGTGAAACGTCCCCCTACCCGTCACTGGTCTCAGGGTTCGTGGCTGACTCGTGACGAGGCGCAACGGTTCCTCATGCTCGCGGAATCACATCCTGATGATTTCGTGCCCGGCTGCTGCTGCCTCATGCTGTTGAACGGTACGCGCGTGGGCGAAACCCTGAATCTGGATATCGAGGATTGGCATAAGCACGAGTCCGTGGAAACGGTACGAGTGCATCGAAAATATGATTGGATGCAGAATCTCGCCATCAGTGACCGGACCTCGCGTGCCCTTGAACGGGCATGTAGGAACAGGAAGAGCGGGCCTATGTTCGTCCGTGGGGGAGTCAGGGTAACGCAGCCTCAGATTCTGTCCGTCGTGGTCAGATTGGGCCATGAGGCAGGTTGCCCGGAACGTATCACCAGTCATTCATTACGCCGCACCTTCGCCACCCTCGCCCGCGAGGAAGGCGTGCCGGATATCCAGATCATGGCTTCTGGCGGGTGGAGCAGCAGGGAAATGGTTGATTACTACGACATGGGTAGATTGTCTGTCACTGATAACGCAACCGTGACCGTGACCAAGGCGTTGGAGAATAATAACGAATAACCGTGAAAAGTGGGCCTGATTATACGAAAACATGGTTCTGCTTCGTCTAAACCCGCGAAAAGGAATTTTTTATTGCTTTTTCGCTGGTTTAGTCCATAATGGACGTGTTAGAAGCCGTCACTGCCTCTCATGGAAGCACACTAGGACGGCATTCCTATCACAGCAGGTAGTGGCGGTGGAAATGCGCTACGAATACGTAAAACTCCGCCCATGCCTCTATAGTGGTCATGTATCCCCGAAGCCATGCGTCCCTCAGTGCGCGATAGAAACGCTGAACGATTTTACCGTCCACGCCTTTTGCGTAACGTGTGATGAACCTACGGCACGCATGGTTGATAATCAGAATCAGTTTCGGCGTGAACCATATAGGCCACTGGTTGAAATCAGGCAAATCGCCTAATGAGCCAGCCGTAAAAATGGTTCCCTTAGTCATGCTGTTCATTGTTTCCTCGGTCAATGTTTCCTCCGATTCTCGATAATAGCGACGGCTCCCAATAGGAGCATGAACAAGATGATTGGCACTGGTTCCACTAGTGGAGCCTCCGCATCCAGTACAGGGTGTCCGCCCTGCGCTCCAAGTCGGGCAGGCCATAAGCGGCACGATATGCTTGTTTGGTGAGGCAGCAGCTTGCGCGGGCACGTCTCATACCCCAGTTCGACTCCGTCAAATACTGGGAGACGGTCAGCGTGTGCCATTTCATGTAGCCGAGATACGCCTTGCAGCAACCGATCATGCCTTGTTGGAGCCTGACGCTACTGCAGAACAGGTCAGGCTGGTAGTACATGATCTTGCCCAGTTCCGTCAGCTTGTTGTTTACGATCCTGAGCTGGCTGGGTAGAGTCATCGGTTGGCTCATGAGTCCGCCACGGTGATTACGTGATTGTCGTTGAGTTTGAGATCAATACCGCCGACGGTGACGCGAATCTCTCCGGTGGGAATGGTCATATATTAACGGGTTATGATTCTGCTCCCTGGCTTTTGATACTCATTGAACGTGTATTCCGTTCGCATGTCGATTTCAATGTGTTCGATCATGCCCCTGATGACGCTTTTGCCGACCTGTATGATGACTTTTCTTCCCAGCATGCGAGGTGACAGGTCTGCTGCCTGAATGGTCTTCATAGTTCCCCCTTGGCTTTGCGCATGTAATATTCCTCAGCGGTCAACACTTCAGACACATGCATGCCGTCCACCATTTCATGCCACGTCAGCCACGGGGAGAAAGCAATAATGCCCCACATGACTGTTTGCCATGCCCTGAGGTCACTGGGCTTATCCCACGAGTCCTTAATCGAGTCGAATTGGCGGCGAATGCACATATACCAGCCGTTCAATTCCCCCGCATGAACACGCAGCCAGTATTCCCCCGGTGCCTTCGGCTCCACGATGTTTGGACGCGGCTTCTTTGGTGCGGGACGGGTCGCGTACGCGAAATTGTCGTGAGTGACAACAATGGCTACATCTACTGGTGAATTGTTTTTGGACCTCGTAATCACGTAGGTTTCTGCGCCAGATTTACGATGGTCAACGCTGGCTGCGTCCAAAAACCAGCCCTTAAACACATACGTGTTCGTGCTGCCTTTGACGTGAATCAGATCACCGGGCTTCAGGTCATCCCATGCGACGCGAATCTTCTTGCTCACCTGTGGTCCTCCTTGCCGATATCGCTGAATCGTGTGTAAAGCCGGTCGTTCACGACGTACGTGTTGTAATCATCCTGTTGGATGTACCACCAGCGGTTTTGATGGCCGGCCTTCAGATACTCCTCGCACGTGTGGTCGATGGTGTTGTCGGGGTTGACCTTCTGCCTGAACGACAGTTCATCGACTACGTGGTTGCCGGCCACGAGATCGGCTATCCGGTCGATACGCTCCGGCGTGAAATCGGGGGTGACCACGTACACGACACGCACCTTCTGACGGTCGAACCATTTGCGGGGCAATGCCAACGCCACGTCATCGGACAAGCTCGTGGGCCGCATGTGATACACTACGCGGCTGAACCTGATCTGCTGCATGACCTGAGCCACGTTGCGTCCGCATTGGAAGTAGCTGGTGTGCATCTCGGTTTCCGTGAGCCAGCCTCCGGCCCTGTGTATCGCCTCCCGGTAGAAGGCGACACGTTTCGATGCTTCCGGCTCGCGCATGGGGAAACAGGGGTCTCCGCCGCCGCTGAAGCTCAGGAACCTCATGGGGTGGCGTTCGCTTTCACGGCTGATGGTCCGCAGCGTGGCCTGCATGTCGGTCACCGGCACGTTCAATCCGGTTTCCCTGACGATGCAGTAAGGGCATGTCCAATGACAGCCGAAATTCGTGATAACCGAATAATGTCCGTTCATTGTGTTTCTCCGATAAGCTGTTCCATGTCTTTAACGTTGTCATGCTTGCGTTTCAACGCATTGCAGCGACGTATCCACTCGCGTTTGCGCTTATAGACGTTTGTTATCTCCACATTGCTCAACAGTTCGTTGCATGAGCAGACAAGCTGGGGGATGTCCGACTCCGAGTCCGTTTGCACGACGGGTTTCTCCCCGCAGGCGGGGCATTCGGGAACCGGCTCGTCAACCACTGCCTTCAACCGTCTGCAACCGGTATTCCACTTCTGAACACTCTCGTCTTCAAAAAACGAGGCGAACGAAAGGATGCTTTCGACGTGATCGCACCATTCCAAGAGCTGCCACGAGTCTTTTTCCAGCCAGTAGTCGCGGTAGTTGCGGGTGACGCACACATGCTTCAGTTTGGGTACGAGTCCGCAGATGGGGCATGGTTCCACTACCGGTGGTTCAGGTTCCGGTTTTTCGACCGGTTCCGGCTCCTCCAAGTGCAACAGTCGTTTCAGCCGGTTCACATGCCCCTCGATTCCATCGACTCGTTGAACGCCTTCTGAAACGCTTCAACACCGGCTCCAACGGCCTTTTCGACGGAACCGTCGGGCGGCGGCATCACGGTCACGTGCGCGCATGGTCGCATGTCGTCACCTATAAACACGCTGCCCGGTTCCAGTTCGCCCACCACCGGGACTTCCACGGTGAACGTGGCTAGTTGAAGCGCCTTGGAATACAAGCCCAATACCACTTCCGTGGTACCAAGATTGATGCTCATTGAGTAATCTCCCTGTGTCCGAGGAACTTGTTGACGAAGAACGTCTGACCTTTGCCCGTGACTTTCGGCGTCTTGTTGATGGTCGTGTGACCGTCCGAGTGAACCACGGTGGTTTCCTTGATCTCGAACAAGCCCAATTCCATAGATTTCTGCGTGGGCATGTTGCGAGAGCTGCCGGTTTTCATCAGCCATCCGTTGTCCCTCAGCCACGCGAACAAGCGAGTGCCGCCAATATCCACGCCATTGCCTTTCAGGACTTTCGCCAAGTCGCCCACAAGGATGCTGGTCTTCGAGGTTTCCACAGCGTCAGCGAACAATGCCTTGGGACGCATCCGTTCGACCTGTGCTTGGGCCTTCTCCTTTTCCGCCCGCTCCTGTTTGATTTGTGTGGCAAGTCGGATAAGGAAGTCGGGTTCGGTGACTGCCTTTTCCAAAGTCGATTCGGTCATGTACGCACCATGCCTGCGAATCGATGGCAGCACCTCATGCGTCACCCAGCGTTTGAACTCGCGAGCCTCGGGCTTGCGGCTGCGTAACACGAGGGAGTACAGGCCGGACTCGGACACGAAAACGGGTGCCTTGCCACCGTTCTGAGCAATATCCGTACTACGGATATTGGTGATTTCATCGGCATCGAGGTATTCCCGAATATGGTTGGTGGCCGTACTGAGAATGGTGCATACGTCCGCTCCAAGGAACCACGGGTTGCCGTGTTCATCGGTTAGGACACGCACCTGAATGCCCCTGAAGTCGAATGGTTGAATCTGGCTGCTCATTGGTTGTCTCCTTCCTTGGATTGGTTTTGTGCGGCTTGCATGATCTCCCACACGTCCGCGTTCTCGGACAATCCGGTTGTGAGCCGGTAGAAATCACTGAACCTGTAAAGCGGATTGCTGTACGAGTCCTCGCCCTGCTGGGGCAACTGGCCGCGATGTATCCAACTGCGCAAAGTACTGCGGTTCACGCGCATCCCGCACGCCTTGATGATGTCCAACAGTTCGCCACGGGTTCTCACCGCCTCCGATTGGAGGAGACGTTTCACCCGTTCCGCCCTGATAAGGGCGACCGGCATACTGAAACCGCATTGCGGGCATTTCGCCGTCTCCGCGTCCGCATAGCCGGAGAGCTGGCCCAAGCACTTGTCGGCCGGGCATGGCCCGTACAATACGGTTTCCCCGTCATCGTCCGCGAGGAAACGACGCAGCTTGCGCGTCAGACTGTGCACCAGTTCCGCATACACAGGGGTGCTCGAATGCTCCACGAGTTTCGGATGATCGGCGATACGGCGAACCATGTCCGACAGTGGCGTGGACTCGGGCAGATTGATCTTCAGACTGCGCACCCACTCGTACAACGTGCCCTGCAAACCCGGATAACCGTGGTCATCGTCCGCGTACAGCAGGTCATGCAGGGCCTCTCGCAACGGTGTGGGCGCGGTGCCGGATTGACCGCCGCCACCGTTCTTGTGCCCGTAAGCGCGGTTGATGCGATACTCGCACAGGTCGGGCAGGCTGCGTTCCAACCATTGCAGGTCGGCGGTCAACTGGCTGGCGTGCTTGTCGCACAGGAGATTCCGGTTCGGTTCGACGCCATGTCCGATGAGCATGGACGGCGCGTCGGTGACGATATCCCGCCAGCAACCGTGGTAGCGGCAGAGCCTCGTGTTTTCAGTGGAAAAAGACAATAGTGACCTTGACCTTCGGTTTTTTGAAGGTCTCGGACGTGTCAGCAACTCTCAATTATGCCATCAAACCGGTCATTGTTCAGCCGGACGGCGTGTCGCCAGAACCTCGTCCAACGCCACGCCCAAACCCGGATTGAAACCACCGCCCTCACGTCGGCGCTTGGGTCTCGCGGGCGGCAAACGCAGCGGGTCACGCGCGGCCAACGCCACCCGTCGAGACTCGTCCGGGGAACGGCCCATCATGCGCTGCCGGCGATACAACCACGCCTGATCTTCCACCAGTCCCAAACGTTCGCACTCCAGGCCTATCTGCGCTTCGGACGGTTTCGCACCGTTGCGCAGCTTGCGGACGATGCCGTTGATGTCGCCGGAACCACACCAGCGACCCGTGCTGTTGTCCGCGTAGAAGCGTCGAACGGCCTCACGCGCCTCCACCGCCGTGATATCCGAACGCAGTTCCGAATGGAACGCATCAAGCTGAACATCATCCCACTGCGCGTTGCCGTGATGCGCGTTAATCAGCGACAACAACGCCGCCGCCTCACCCTTGCTGAGCATTGAGACCTCCCTGCGAGTATCGGGCACGCTCCTCCTCGGTCATGTACTGCCAGGTTTTCGCCATGTTCGCTTCGAGATTCTGCTGGCTGCGGGACTTGACCGGCTGGACTTGCCGGGCCCTTGGGGTCTCCGGTTTGGGTTTCTCCCAGTTGCGTGCATACAGTTCCCCGCCGATGAACCGGCTGAACGTCTTCACGAACCGTTCCTCGGTGGCCCCGACATACGCTCGGGTTTTGGCTTCAAGAAACTCGCACGGGTCAGCCTCGCCGGCGGCTTTCACGATCTTGGGCCATTCGATTTCCAACTGCATTCGAGCCTGAGAGGTCTTCCCGTCGAACCTGTTCGTCGGGTAAATACGCTCAAGACTGTCGAGCAGTCCAGCGAAGTCAGGCTTTGAGGGGGTAGGGGGAGTTGAATTATCTTTAGATAATTCATTCTGGTGTTCTGGTGTTCTGGTGTTCTGGTGTTTGTCCCGATTCAGACGTGATTCAGCCGTCTGAAAGTCATCTGAATCGGAGGTTTTTACCTCGTTTTTATTTTTACGGTAATTTTCAGCATTGCTTTCACGCTTCTTTTGTACCTGTTCGCGACTGCGATTGTGTATAAGATAATCGTGAATATAGTACCCGTTGTTCCCGTCCGGTTCGATCATGCCGACATTGCACAGTGCCTCAAGTTCTGAATCGGTGATATCCAGCACGTAAAGCGCATCATCTTCACTGATATGACCGTCTGAAAGATTATCTCCGCAGAAGGTAAGCATCATCGTGAACGCACCTATCGCGCTCGGGCATGTGTGCCTGAGTTTTCGCACCTTGCGATTCATGTAGAAGCCGTTGACAAGCTGGATGTATCCTTTGCGGGCCATCGTTATACCACTTTCCTGAAATCTAAACTCACCAGACTCATTCCGTCTCCTCAATCATGGTTTCGAGGGCAGCGACCGCGTTCTCACTGCGGTTCTCGGCTACTGCCTTCCAGAATTTCGTATGATCCAGGTCATTTCCTGTCCCTTTCCCAAATATTCTCAACCATTCCGCACCACTTGTCCCATGCTTCCTCTCTCGTATCGGCATAAGGGGCTTCCAAGTGGGTGCAGAAAAACATGTAGCGGCCTCTCCATTCGAATATGAGCGGGACACATCCGTAGAGGGGGCAGCGGTGCCGAATCTTCGATGCTAGATTGAACATGTTCGTCTCCTTAAATCTCGTATGAAGTTGTGGCGGCTTCGCCAGTCCGAGGGCGTGCCGCTCGTCACCGTGAGCAGCACGCCGTTGTCGTAGATCTTCCAGTGGCCGCTGCCTGCGCGTACCACCGTGTAGCCGTGCGAGGCTATCCAATGAATGAGTTTGCGGTCATCTCCACGCGCGGTCATGCTTTGAGCCTCATCTTCAACGCGAGACCATTCTCATGCACGCCACCGTTGTCGAAGCCCATGAAACCGTTGAACAGTTCGTATTCGAGCAGGGCGGTGTCCACGCGGAACTCGTCATACCGATGATTTTTGATGCGGTCCATGACAAGCCTCATCGATGCGGCCGTATCCCTGCGGTCGGCCTGTATCGGAATGAGATACGGCCAAAGATTCCATTCGCCCGGATGATCGTTCAGCCAATGGGCGAAATCAACGAGTTTCCTATCTTCCATCATGTTCTCCTTGCCTTTTCGATGAATTTGCGCAGATACGTGTCATCGATGTCGATGGGGTGGCCGGCGAAAACCATGCCGCCCTCTTGGATGGGCAATGGGGGAGTGCGTTTGGTTTTATGCTCCCTTGCCTATTTTGCGCTTCCGGCTCTATGCTTCGCCAACCGTATGGGGTCGGCCTTGATGTGGCAGTTGCGACAACGGGGCCCGCTGCACATCTGGTTACATGGCCGGATACGCCCGCAGTCGATGCATTCGGTGGATGTCGTGTTGTGACTGTTTCCTATCAGGAGCATTCCCTGACCACGTAATCCGGGTGTTCACGGCAGTAGTCATGAACACGTTCCAACCATTTGATTGCCCCGTCCACACTGCCCCAATCAGCCAACTCGCCGTTCTCGTCACGCGGATTGTATTCGGAACGCAGCTCATGCAATGGCTGAAGGTAGATGCTCATGAGGGCTTGCCGTATAAGTTCGGCGCATTCCCCACCGGTCTTGCCGTCCAAGTCTGTTGACGGTCTAACATGATAGGCGGCGAAGAACGGGCCGAGATTATACGTGTAGTTGAAATAGCGGCCATACTGGTCGTAGGAGCGTTCCTCATGGTCACGGTCGCACACGTAATCCCAGAAGTCCTCGGGAATATCCGGGCGTACCACATACAGGTCATAGCTCATCGTGTCACCTCTTCCAGTTCCAAGATGATTTCATGCCAACCCTTTTCGGCCTTATGATCGGCTTTCCTGAAATCGGGGCCGATGAGGTGTTCGGAATCGTCATCCACCCAATAGCCAGCCTCGGTCAAAGCGTCGATCATGGGTTTGGTCATGGTCGCCGCATTGCCTGGATCATACCGGCGAGCGTTGGGCGGATAGGCGATGTACGCGGTCACATGGCATTTACGGAAGACCGGAGTAGGAAGCCCTCGCACGTTCTTCTCCGCCCGACCGATCACGTAGGCGCGATTGTAGGCGGCATCCGTGCAGCGTTTCTTCACGGCCCAATGGCCACGCGAGTTTTGGCTGAACCAGTAAGTGTTCGGTATTTTCACGGTTATAGTGAGGCTCATTCGTTCATCCACCATTCAGTCGGGTCGTCGTGAAACTGGCAGTCCATGCAGTTTCCGAAAACATTGATGATTCCTCCGCAGTACGGGCAATGCTCGTACTGGACTGGTAGATAACTCGGACGCATAATCAGAACTCCGGGTTATCTCGTAATCGTTTTTGCACGTCCGCGCGCATCTGCTCGATCACATCGACCCGAAGTCCGGTAGCCAAGCGAATCTCCTCTGCCGGACGGTTCGAGTCTTCAATGAGCATCTGCCATGCTCTACTTGCCGCTTTGCTCAACATGAGCCTCCTTCGCCAAGTTGGTGCCGACCCGCACCCGGTAGTCGGTGATGTTCCAGGTCAGATGGTTCAGATGCCAGACGGTGAGTCCAAGAAAAAGCAGCAGATAGAACGCTTGGACGATGATCGTCATATAATTCCTTGACATGAGGCCCACCGCGAGCCAGAACGAGGAAAACACGTCCCACGCCAAACACCAGTACACTCTCCACAATTCGGGTTTGCTGCCGTCACGTCGTTCGTAAACCGTGACCATATCCTTGTCACTCATTTCAATTCCTTCTTCGCGTAGGGGTTTGGCGTGTACGTGGGCGGTTCCTCGCCGGGCATGGGATTCATGTTCTTGACGGCTTGGATATACCCTTCCTCCCATGCCTTTTCGGCTATCTGCCGGTCATGCTCCTTGAGCCATGCTTGATAGGCGGCTCGGCCTTCCTCGATGGTTGACTGGCCTGTACCGAAGCAACTCAATTCGACGGCGGATTGGACCAAACCGTCATACAC